TAGACATTGTCAGGATCTGATCGTAACTAAGGATACGCCCTGATAGCTGCTGGATCTTGTCAGTTGGAGCATCGTGCATTTCTCCGATGCACTCCTCCCTCAAGTCATTGATTAACTCAATGAATCGCTGGAACTGATCGTGCCGCTGCAGGTGCTCTATGTCTTGTTCGATTGTTGGCTTTTCCATATTATTTATTTTTTGAAAGATATTCCTTTAAAGCTTGTTTCTGCTCAGGTGTAGCTTTTGCACTGGAGTCACCGCTGTAAACTCTAGCAAGAATAGTTTGTTTCATTGCTGTTGGATTATCTGCGTATTCCGTTCCTTCAAAGAATTTAACTTGATCGGGTGTAACTTCAAACTCTGGAACAAACTCATCTTGTCGCATCTTCAAGCGAATAGCTTCATTCTCTGCTACTGCTCCTAGTTGTTTCTTTGATAAAGAGCTGTAAGGGTTGAGGATAATGGTATTGTCCTCCGCTGCCATACCAGCTACTTCGGGTCTATCCGAAAAAAATTGATCCTCTCCAGGATATAACTTTTCACGAATAGGAAACCCAAAGAGCTTATCGGATGCCCGTTTATTTGCGTATTCTCCTGGGGTCATATTAGTATTGAGGCATTGCTTGAGTTTGTACTTCCCCCATCTGCGCAGGGGTAGTACCTATACGACCAATCTCAGCGTTCTGCATTTGTTGCATCTGGAACTGATACTGACCTGCGTACTTCTGTAGGCGTTCAGCGAAGGCTTCGTCTTCCTGTAACTTCTGCTGAATGTCAGGCTGCTCTCCGTATTGCTGTAGTACCTGCATAGCGATCTGTCCTCCGCTTGCACGTGCTGGCATTTCTATACCAGCGTAGATCTTAGTAAGGTCGTCAGTGACATCCTTGACCACTTGCTGTTGAGCATCTTCTACTGGTGAAAGCACAGAGTCCGCAAGGATAGGATCAATAGATCCTGCGAGTACAGCAATTAACTTGTCAACGTCTATACGGCCATTGCGGTCCAGTTGAATAAGCTGGGTCATTTGAGCCAGTTTAACTTCCTGCGACTTAGGATCTGTATTCAGTACGTCGTAGTTAATCGTGATATCAAAGTTAGCGTCAGGGTTACCTCGGTCCATAACTTGCGGATCAGGGATACCAGTTACACGGAAGAAGATCTCGTCTGGTCCGAAACGTTGGAAGCAACGGTAAGCCATACGCATAACCTCTGCATTGTGCTGCAGGAACTTGTCTACAAGGAACTGCTTGCGAATACTAGAGATCTGTGAGTCCTCGTCTAGTCCTACCAGGCGGTCCGCCTGGGTAGACTGATTGACTTCCATTTCTATTGAACCCTGATTAAATGCAGGCGTAGGCGCAAAGTCCAAGTCACCTTTACGGCGATATGGAATCATACGTCCTGGACCCCAGTCGCTAGGTGCCTGTCCTACTGGGTGCAGGATAGGGGGTAATGTAGCTAGGCTGTTGCGGTCAATGCGAGAGTCCCGCTCTACCTTTACTTGGTTCTGAATGCCACGTAGTAAGTCAGGTACAGTAGTGGTATCGTAGAGACGCTTGCTGTCTTCAGACAGCTTAGTGACCACAACTGGGTAGTCCTCGTAACCGTTAAGCAGTTCACGCTTTGCAAACGCTGGTGCTTCTCCGTTACCTCCATCGTATTCCTTGTGGAATACTGTGCAGTAGATACCTTCTGCTCCATCTTCAGGATCGACCAGCCGCTGGTACGCATACACGATTTCTATTAGTTCATTTGCTTCGTAAGCGTTATCGGTCAAGCTTGTACTGCGGCGGCCTTCCTGTTCTCTTTCAATGCTATCAATGTTTACCCCTCGGTAGTGCTCAATGACGTAGTCAACAAAGTCAGCGTCCCATCCTGCGGTTGCTACCTTGTTCTCGAGTTCTTGAGCTGTATAGTAAGTCTTCCAGAAGCAGTAAGGTGCTCGCTGTGGATCAGTTACATACGGAGGAAAAAAGAAGTCCCCATCTGGGGCAAGTGTCTTAATCTCTGGTGCGTCAACCTGTCGGCGAACAACAGGAAGCTCCGCTTCCCCTGTATCCCGAAGTTCCTTGAGGGCCTTCTTAGCTCGCTTTTCGGTGACTCCTTCAAAGATGTTTTGTAAAATAAATACTAGCTCGTCGTCCTTTTCGCCTGACTGCACTGCACCAAAAATATTTGGGTCTAGTTCTGCAATCTGTTCTAGGGTAAGCTTCTGCAGGAACTGACGGTCCTCTGAGTGCCAGCCCACGTAAGTAATAAGAAGGCCTCGCTCTAGCAGGTAGTTGGCTCCTAGTTCCATTTCACGCTTGTAGCGTGGAATATATCCGCTGGTGGTCATCCACTTAAGGAAGGACGAAACAATTTCTGCACGGGAAATATCGTTGGATTCCACTGGGTACGCCCGAATGTTGGAACGATTCAGGGAAGACATAAACAAAGAAACCAGGCGTGTAATACGCTCGTCGATTACGTGGCTCTCTGTGTCTGATGCTCCCTCCCAAGGGAAAGCATCTGCTCCGTGCTTGCGGTGATCTCGGCTCTTGCCTGGCCACCAGTTGCGGCGGTCGTCATAACTAGTACGGCACAAATCAAAGTATGCCTCCAGTTCGTTTACTGTTTCATCGTATGCGTTGCGTAAAGCAGCAATGTCTGGAGATGCGTCAACGTAAGTCAACGCCTCGAAAGTAGATTTATTTTGCATTTAGTTTTTTTCTAACAGATTTAGCCATTTCGTAAATGTAACCTTTGTGAACACCAATTCTATCACATAATTCCTGTGGTCGCATTGGTTGGTCTAATTGATGCTTTGCGTAGCGGTTCAAGTACTCCCAGGCAGCCAGTCGGTCTACCTGCTCTTCGATCCATTCTGGATCGAGCGTAATGTCTTCTTCGGGTAAATTCATTTTACATAGCGGTAAGATGTTCCTCTGTCGTCAGTAATGGCCTCTACGTTTACGTTCTTACCTTCGGTAAAAAAGTTTTCTAGCTTACGAGGGATGACCGCTGGTACCTTCTTCTTGATCTCCCTGATGTACACGTAGATGTAACTTCGGTTGGGTGCCTTGGAGTGCACTACTCCTCGGTAACGCTTAGGCGCAAGCTCGGGAATGTCTACGGCTTCCTCTAGTAAGTCCTGGCCCTCTTCGTTAATCCATCTGGCGTAGCCAGTACCAGTGACGGTATGCTCTGGTAGTTTGCTTTCTACTAGCTCAATAAGGTAGTCCAGCTCTACGCTGTGCTCCTTGGCAATTGTCTGTACTCGTTTCTTGGGCATATTAATATCCTCCTTGATTTGTTCTTGTTGTTTGCATCGAGGCATTAGACATAAAGTCTGGGCCTTCTCCGCTGTTTGACATTCGCAAATATCGGATAACGTCAAAGAAATCCTTTAGTGGCTCGTCGGCCTTGCCTTGCGAGTTGTAGTTAATGAGGCTGTCGATGAGGTTACCGCAGTCCTTGTGAATGTAGCACAGGGGCCTGTTAGCTT